AGGGGCCTGAACCCCTTGATTCTCTTTATACACCATGACTACTTCCTCCCTTGATTTGGTTGGCAGGGTCGCGGATCTAACCGCTGACTACCGGGTGGAATCACCCTGCCGCGAGATTACCCCCGGGAACTGTTAATACTCTTCCATGTAATGATCGATGGCGAGACAGGAGAAATCCTCGTCAGAGCGGTCAAATGTCGAGTAGTAGTGAGGCTTGAGAATACCGAGCTCCTTGGATACCGAGATTCCCTGAAGGGAGTCATACTCGAATTCTTTCTCACACCATTTCGGTGCATTGCCGTCGATGTCGGCATAACCGAGCGCCTGTGCTCCCCAGAGGAGTGTTCTGGTGCCGTTGATATCGCCGCCGATACCCCAGCGGGTAGCTGCGCCGTTGGTGTTGAAGACGTACTCGTATTCGACAATCAGCAGGCCGTCTATTGTCGGGATAGCGCCGGTAAAGAATGCGTTGTCATCACCACGAACCCCGCCGTTAATAACCGCGGCCTTGTAGTCAGCGTCATTCTTGAGCTGTGCCAGGGCATAAGGCTGCATTAGCACCACATACCACTCCTTGCCACCGGCACGCAGCGGCATGAGCTTGTGAGTTTTGGCGTAGGCTTTGGCAGAGAGGAGCATCTTGTAGCAGGGGACATCGGAGACGGTCAGCGCGGAAGTATCGCCGGCCACCAGCTTCTTTGTAGCGCCGTCCCAGCGGCGATGACGCTTGGCTGAAGGAGCGGTAACGTAAGGAGCGAAGTTCAGCGACGTGAATTCGGAGGCAACCTGAGTGCCGTCGAGCATCAGCAGATCGTTCCGCAGTGAGCCGTCCAGGTTGTACTGATAGCCGATACCGGAAGCGGTCAGCATGATCAGCTGATCGGGACGATTGCCGTGCCAGTAGTTGAGGGCGTTACGGGCTTCCTGACGGAATTTGACCACGCTCGCCTGCTCTGCCAGAGAACCCTTGTTACGGACCGAGTTGTAGATCTCATCAATAACGATCTTTTGATTGAAGTGGGTCATGGCCTCTTCACGGCCTTCACGCTTGCCGCCTACGGAACCGACACCGCCATCACCAACCAGGTGAGGAACAAGGGTCATGATGCACTCAAGGCCACCGCCCGGAGTACGCTTGAGTTCGGTAATCTTTTCAATGGGGAAATTGGAGCCCTTGCCGCAGAAGCGGGGGAGCAGGAATGATTCGGCCAGCGCTTCGTGGCGAATCTCGGTTTGAATGACTTTGATGTTGTCGGGTGACAACATGGCAAAATTGCTTGATGACATGACGTGCCTCCTGTGAAGTTCTTTGATCGTTTCGTGAGACATTGGTATTTGCCGTTTGATGCGCTCTTGGCTGAGCGGAAACGACCACTTCACAGGGGCGTCGGTCACTGGCATTTTATCGCGTTGCTGCGGGGCGCTTTATCGATGCGCCCACTTCGGAAACGACCGCTTTTCACAGGAGGCGTCGGTCACCTGGTCTTTAGAGTCGACATGACTTGCAGCTGGTTAAACGATGTCGCCTCTCAGCTTGGCCCGTACCTCTTCCGGCTGGGCCATAATCTGTTTATCGGTCATCTTGGAGACATCGATGGTAAACGAATCTTTTTCAACCCTGTTCTGCAGTGCTGCCGGTTGCCGCAGGGAAGTATCAGCCGCCCTTTTCAATGCCTCGGCATCACGGGTGTCAGGCTTCAGCTCTATGACTGGATTAACTACAAAGCCAAGTGCCTTGGCGAACTTCGGCCCCTTCTCTGCAACTGCCAGCTGGAGCGCTTCAACCTGAGACTTGCCTTTGCCCATCAGCTCACCGGTCATTCTGATAACTGAGTTAATGGCATCAAGATCAGCATCAGCAGACTTTTCATCCAGAAATGGAAATTCAACTATCGCTGTTGCCTTTACCTGCTGTACGGAAGTGGCAACCTCTGTCTGGGTACGCTCCTTGTTAATATCTTCCCTGGCAATCTGGATTAGCAGTTCGTCCCGCGCATCCTCCAACTCCGAGAGAGTCTCGGTATCGCCTTCAAGATCAGCATCCCGAATCAGCCCGCGCAGCTCTTTCAGCTTCAGGCGGTTATCTACTGGAACCTCAATTACCTCTTTAACAGGCAACTTGCCAGCCTCCAGCTCTTCTAGTCGTGCCTGCAGCTTGGCATTCTCAGTGCGGGAATCCTTGACCTGCTGAGAGAGTTCATTGAGCCGGGCCTTGGGAATGAAGTTTTCTTCTGCCGGCAGTTTGCCAGCGTCAACTTCGCCGGCCAGTGTCTTCAGAAACTCCGGGTCAAAATCTTCCAGTTCGATCTTATCCGTCTCAGCCGGGATGATCACATCACCCCGGGCTATAGCCGCCTGCTCAATCGCAGCCGCTGCGGCTAGATCTGCATCAACTACCACACCATCTACTACTTCATCTCCTGGCATACATACCTCCCCGGTAAAAAATCGTTACGGTCCTGCTTCACAGCGGTCGAACAGCTGCCTGCCTCACGGCAGTCACTCTTTATGCTCGCCGCCTTCATTGGCAATAGTGGCCATAGACATCATCTTTTCCTTGGCCATGGCAATACACGCCTTCATCCGTTTGGGATCACACTTGATCTTCTCGGCATCGTTGAGAGTGCGTAAATCATTCTCGACTTCCCAGCTGTCATTACTTTTCATTCCGACGATTGCTCTGCTCTTTTTCATTGCCTGAATCCTCCGTAATAATTATTGCGTACAGTAAAGTTAAATTTAAGCCATGTCAATAGTGTCCAGTCTACCGCTCTCAATTCCGCTTGCTACACCTCTATCTGCTTGAGGTGGGAAGTTTGGTGAGGTATTCAAGGGAGGGGCAGGACCGGCAATACTGACCGGTGCTTGACCCTGGGGAACAATAGGCGCCGCATTATGATCTACGAAACCGGCAGACAGCGCCAGTTCATCCGCCAGAGGCGCAACCCGTGGATCAGCAGCCAGAATACGGGCGGCATTGGTAGCCCCGTAGAGCGCCTGAATATTGGTATTGGCAGTATTCGCCATCTCCCGGGACTTCTTGGCAATCAGCAGATCCAGCTGAGCCTGCTCCAGCGGCGTCAGTTCATTCCCTTGCTGGTTTGACATTTGATCGATAACCGCCTGCTTATCTGCCAGGTTTGAATTAGCCACGACAACGGTGTCAGGAATAGCGATACCAGCTTCGCGCATCTCCATCGACTGCTGATACTGGCTCTCCTCAAAGGTCGCTGCAGACGGCTGCCTGGAGACAACCACCGCATATTCTCCCAAGGTAATATCATTGAGAATTGAACCGTCTGATTGGCGCTGATTGATAATCAGCTCTTCCTCAGTCGCCTTGCCGAACTGGTCCTTGCCGGTGATCTTGATAATCCGCTCATTGGTCATGAACTGCTGGGTAAGCTCAAGCCACTTGCGGCCTATCAGCGTTCTGGTAAACTCCATGTTGTCTAGGGGGTCTGCAAGGCTCAGCTTGGTTTGATAGAGTTTCGCCTTTTGAGCAACCCCAGATACCGAAGCGCTTTTCAGTCCCTGCTCAGTATCATTCATTCCCGTTGTCGACTTGATGAACGCCTCACCCTTCTCAGAGAGCCGGTCCATCCCTGTTGGGTACTTGTTCGGTTCTATCTTGTCCGGTTTGGGAGCGCCTTTCTTGCGCACCAGCACCAGACCGTTCTTCATCCCCACATCCTGCAGGTCGTTGGGAGTCATGCCGACAAGTGACTCTTCCTCCATCTGCCAGCCGCTATTGGCCGTCATGGTGAGGATAGCCAGCTCGCTGACAATCGATTTGTTCTGCAGATCCTGAGGGGAGATGGCATTATCCACCATCCCCAGGGTATCGCCGTAATCGAACAGGTAGAAAAATGGAATCAGGGTATAGCTCTTGTATGGGCCCCAATCATCATGAAGTGTAGAGAATGGCGTGGTGACTGTCCAGCGGGGCCGCTTGGCATTGAGCTTCTGCAGCAGCAGGCCGTTGTTAGTAGCAAACTCTTTCGCCTCAGGGATACTCATCTCCTGGTCGACCAGGCGCTTATCGCCGTTCTTGGGATCGACGAAGTGCAGACACATGCTCATTTTCCAGTGTTGCCGCTCGATGACCCGTAGGCGCAGCTCGCCGCTGTCGGTATTCCAGTAGGCAAGGAAGCCGTTCTTGTTGTTGGTGCCAAAGCCTTGGCGCTGGTCGATGTGGTTTGACGTTGAGAAATGGTCGCTCCAGGAGGTGTCACTATACGCCTTGTAATTGCGCTCCGCCCTCACACGGGCATCCTTGCCGTAAAGCCCTTCTATCTCATCCAGCGTCAGCCAGTCGAAGGTCATCACCCCCGGCCAGGCGTTCGGATCGTACTGGGTCGAGTATGTGTCAGGAATAATCGTCAGCGGATCCTTGTCGGTCATGACGATATTGCCAAACTGGTTATCCTCGAAAGACATCCGCATATCGATGTAGCCACGCCGCTTGATCAGTCCGTTACGAAATACCTGCTTTTCTATCCGGGGATAGCCGTTTGCCTCCAGATCGTGCATGATCAGCTTGGAGAGTACAGCCGCAGTCTCGGCAGTAGCGCCACCCTTGGCAGGCTTGAAACAGATATCGGTACGGGTAGAAATCTGCTCCCCTACTGCTGTCTCTACTGCCGGCAGGATACCGTTGATCTCGATAATCTTGCGGCCCTGGACATTCTCCGCGAACTCCCGATCGGCATCTGACCATTGACCGCCGTCCCCTCTCCAGTAGCGATAGTTACGCCTCGCCTTGTCCACATACTCGCTGTGACCACTGTCACATGCGAACTGAAAACGCTGCAGCTGGTCAATGGCAATCTTGTAATCCAGATCGACAATCTTGTTCTCTACTATCTCTCCAGCCATAATCAACCCCTTTTATGAGCACATGGCGCTAGGCCGCGAATGCTGATGACTTCCTGACTTGAGATACATATCCACAACCGGCTTCTGAATAGCGATATTGCGGCCGGAACGCTCCAGGTAGCGGGTAACATCCATCAGGTGATCATCCTTCTTGACGATATTTCCCTTCTCATCACGGCGATAAAGCCGGAATTCTTTGAACCACTCGGCACAGGAAGCAAATACTTTCAGCTGCCCATTAGCCAGTGCTGTCCAGACATCATAAATACCGGTCTCAACAGCCTTGTCAGCCAGGATCAGGTTCAGCCCCTCGTTCTGATAGAGGATCAGCATCTTGGAACCGTCATCCTGATTGACTGCCGCGGCGTCACCACAACCCGGGATCCAGCTTCCTCTTGCCTTGATAGCCGCTGCATGAACAGCCGGCTGCGCCTTACCCTGCTTGTAACAGGAGTAGATAATACCCATGCCGGTTTCCGGATTGATTGCCAGCCACGCGGCCGCCGTGCAATTCCAGCCGACATCCAGCGAAAAAGCACGCTTCCAGTGGGCAGGTATCATGAAATCCTTGATTTTCACCGAGTCCTCATCAACCGGATAGATTACACCCGAGCCTCTGACCGGCTTGCCCTTGGTTCTAGCTTCCCTTTGATGAGGATGATACGAGTCAAGCAGCTCCTTCTTGGCTTTCTCTGACAAGTGAGGAACATCATCCCAATCGATCTGACAGACGAACTTGGTCATCTCCTCCAGGCTTGGCACTTCGCCCCCGGGCATAAATCCCATGGTGACTTCCGAGAGACCCATCATCGGCGTAAACGTCGCCATGATCATGCCGCCATGCTCTTCACCAGGCACGGTCATGGTACGGGTCAACGCTTCTTCGTAAATATCCTGAGGAGGTTCCTCATCCAGCCAGACGACATGCTTCTCCGTACCCTGCCATTTACGCCGGCCCTGCTCGTAAGATTTAAGGGTCAGATCGGAGATACCGCCGCTGATATGCTTGACGAAGATCGTTTCCACGCCGTTCTGGATATGACTCTTGCGGGTATAGGAGATCAGACAGTCACGGGGAATCATTCCTGTGCCGTAGAGCTCTTCCTTACCGGCAGGACCAAGGAGCTTGGTTTGAATGATATCCCGTACCGCTTCGTTACTCTCCCCGCCCGCCCAGGCGGAAATAGGCTGTTTGAACCTGCGGCCACCGTTGGCATCCCACCAGTCGGGATAGATACCGGTGAGGTGACAGGTCATCTCGTAAGCGCCGATGCCTTCAGTCTTGCCTACCCGGTTGGCAGCAATAGCCGCCCTTTCACGAAACTGCACCCCGGCGCCAAAGAACGCCAGGTGCTTTTTATAGAGCTCCCGGCGCAGCGGTCCCTCATCAGGGTAGTAGTCATAAAACTTGCGCTGCTTGCCCCGGATATCTAACTCGGCCTTCAAGGCCCGCATCCTGGTCAACTTTTCCTGGTCGTTCATAGCGATGCCTCAGGAGCTTGAGCATTGAGCGCCTCAAGCGTTTCCTTTGCCAGTAGAGCCAGTTCAGCTTTCATCTCTTCAACACTCATCTGGGCTACATCACCAGTAAGCTGGAGCTTGTCCTTGTAGAGCCCGTGAATGCGAGCCAGTTCAGCAGCGGCCGCGCTTCTGGTCGGGATCTTGAGTAGCGCAACCTGACCGCCGCCCTTTGTTACCTGCATTTCCATATCAAGCAGAGCAGCGACATCCATCGGCAGTTCATGCAGTTTCTTCACGCTGCCGAGTTTATCAGTCAGCTCTGAACGATCGAACTTGAGCACGGCGGAGTGATAACGCACCACTTCATCGGCAGTAGTAGCGTAGCGCTCTTTCATTTCGGTTCTAATTTCGTCTAACCGCGTGATAATGTTATTATTTGTTACCAAAAGAGAGGCTTTGGAACGGGCTGTTCCTTCGGTTACATCGGGGTAGGCATGTTGATAAGCGGCACGGCCATTGCCGTAAGTTGCGTAGTGCCAACAAAAGCGTTCGTGCTCAGGCTTGAGAAGATCGATAGCGCCATAGCCCATCGTCTCCTCAAGTTCCTTGAGCGTCTGCTGGCCCTTTGGCCCGCGTTTGCTTTTTGTCGGTTCCTGCATCGTACTTCCTCCGGAATGTCAGCGCGACATGCCTCGCTACTCTAGCCACTACCCTAAACTAAAAAAACTGTCAAGCTGTCTGTACGGAATTTCTGCGTACAGCCCTGTTAAAAAAATAATACGCCAAAGAACTTTTTTCAGCTTGAAAAGTTATCAACAGGTTATCAACAGTCAGCCTACACCGGCGTTAATAGGCAGAAAACCGCAATCCCCCGGTTTTATTGTTTTTTCATCCCCACGCCTTTTAGGGTTTAAAGTCTTCAGGTCTTGAGAATCAATCTTATCAACAAGTCTTAAACCGCCATTCAACAGGGCATCAGCGGCTATTTCAGCAGAGTTATCAACAGCTTTGCTTACTACTACGATTTCTTTGCTTTTTTCTAAGGCGGTAAAACCCTCCTCTGTATTAACTCCATTCCCTTCCGATAATCCATTCCCTTCCGGGGGGTGGCGCTCGTCGAGTATTCGTCGAGTATTCGTCGAATCTTTAATAACTACCTGATTTTCTTCATAAGGGAACGGGTGTTTAAAACTTGGTCGGTCAATTTTCTGATGACGTTCCCAGCCGGTCACGTGGAGATAGTGCCGACCATTCGACGAGTATTCGACGAGTAATCGGTGAAATATCAACTCGTCCAGCATTAGCTGAATTTCTTGGCTATTAATATCGTCTGCCGGAAATATCTGCGCCTTGATTGTTTTCGGACTGGCCACATGAATGCCGTGATCATCACAGAATGGCCACAAGCCGATAAACAATAGTCGGGTGAGGGGCTTTAGCTCCATCACCTGTTCAGACGTGAAAAAATCAGGTTTAATTGTGCGGATACGTGCCATCAATCACATCCTGTAATTAAATTGATGGTCAACCCTTTACAGTAAATTTTTGCCAGATGTTGAGGATGGCGATGTAATGCGTCCACCAACCCTATGCAGTATTCTTCAGATACAACCATATTTTTATCAGCAAACCCTGATGCACCTTCTATATATCCAAGAACTCTCAACTTTTCTTCATAAGTGTAATCAGATAATCGTGTTTTTATTTGTTCATCAATAACGTGAATCTCTTTATGGCATTTATGACAAAGACAGCGAAGATCATTTGTCTCGTAATCCCATATCATAGCCCCACGCTTGTAAAATGGATGATGAACGTGTAACTCTTCTTCCTTTGCACCGCAGTCTTGACATTTAAATCCGTTTAATTCCAGCACCTCCAATCGTTTCCTTTGCCATAAAGGATGCTTGATCTGCTCGTGGTATTTCATCATTTCCCCCCTTAAACAGTTTTATGCCGCCACTTATACAAACCCCATA